TGGGGCGCTTTCAAACCGGGTTTTCCGGGGTTGGCGGCGTTGTATGATGCCCTCCCCTTCGCGTTCAAACCACCGCTCTTTGCTTTTCCTTCTTTTCTTGTCCATGCTTGGGTCACGTTTCACTCCAAACTGTTTTAGGATAGATGGCGTCCGTATCTTCAATGGCATTACACTTATCGCACACATGAGTGAACGGATTGGTTTTGTATTTGACGCTAAACTTATGTTTAAACTCACCGCCGCAGTCACACATCAGCCGTTCTACCACCCAAGTAACTGGGGAGGTTTTAATCGTGCTCATGCCGCATCACTCATAGTTTGATTTTTAATCATGGACGGATACAGAACGTCTTCACCAAAATCACTCTTATGCTCAATCACGCCCATGTGACCTAGCTTGATAGTCGGGTCAACCCACACCTCAAACCCAGCTTCACGCGCACGGTCACAGAACAGAAAGTCTTCGCCAATCATGCCTTCCGGGGTAACCAAGAAGTCAAAGAAGCTGTAGAGCGTTTGCGGACTGCCGTTATCCATGTGCTTCCACTCAGGATGCTGTTCAGCCAGCGTGGTAAAGACTTGCTTCTGAATCATCATGAAGCCAGTTGCCACGCGAAAAGCTTTGACAAGACCGTCTTCATCCATCGTGACTTTGCCACGGGAGCCATTGATACCATCTCCACCATCCAGCGACAGGATGTAGGTCTTTGGTTCTTTACGGGCTAGATAAGCACCAGCAACAATCCCACGGGTTTGATTCCATGCCATCAGCCGAATAACTGACTCAGGCTCAAACGTCATGTCGGCGTCGATGAACATCAGGTGGTCACAATCAGACTCCAAGAACTGTTTGGCAATGACGTTACGCGCACGAGAAACAACAGAGCAACCACAGATGCTATTTACCTGTATATCAATCCCATGCCGCATCACCATCTGGCTGAGTTTCATAAGTGACACAGCCATGCTTACAGTTACTTTGTGGTCATACGCGGGAAGCCCTATCATCAACTTCTTACCCGCCAGATGAAAATCTGTGCTTGTTTGCATGTTTATCCGTAGATTATAGTTGCGGAACCAAGGTTTGAAACCGTTCCATATACAGCGGTTTGGAACACTATTCCCTCTCCGGGAAGCAACATATAGGTCGGTTGAGTAGCAGATGCTACGGTGTTGACTGTAATTCTAATGGTGCTGCTTGACCCACCATCCCTGAGAACAAGACTACCCGCCGTGGCGGTGGGGACGATGTAGATTGCCTTGACTCTGCAACGAGCAAGACTAGTAGTACCTTGGTCAGTAAACTGACCGCTGGCGGTAATGGGTACGCTTGCTAGAACGTCTGTCTGCATGGTTAATCTCCTAAGATGTTAATTGGGGGCCGTAGCCCCCAGAAGATTAAGAGAACGGCGTAGCAGCAGTGCCGGAACCAATCAAAACACCATTTACAGACCAGAGGTTAGCCGCCAACGGTACCAAAGTGATCTGGCTACCACGCGCAGCGCCACCAGTGGTCGTGGCATTCAGCGTAATGATCGTGCCAGTAACAGACGCAAACGCGTTATAGACGGTAGACGTTACACCCAAGCTACCAACAAATTTGTCTGAACCGCCGCAGGTAACGGTTTGAGCCGAAGCGCCAGCCGAAATGACGTTGAAGAACAGGTTGAACGCAACGCCAAGGTTGCTGGTCGTGTTCGGGTCAGAGCCGGGGCCAGAAGCCGAAGAGTCAACCGAAGAAACAATCGTCGGCAGCGTAATCGCGCAGGTAGCCGGAACCAGCAGGGTATGACCAGCGTGAGTGGCGACAGAAAGGGTTACGGTAGCACCAAGGGTAAGTATGTTGCCATTACCTTGGGAATAGAAGCCGTTCAGCGAACGGACGGGGCCGTCGAATGTAGAAATAGCCATTTAGAACTCCTAGTGTGTTAGCACATCCGCATAGAGTCTCTAACAAGTCTGCTGGGGCAGTCGCTATGCGTAAAATTCCCAGATACGTAAAGCAGGTGGACGCTTTAAGCCGTCTTTTAATGGCTAGTTCTTCATTCTGCCATCCACCCTTGAATCATACTACATTAGCTAGAACCAGACGCGCCGAAGATGCCCAACGGGTCAGAAGCGCCAAAGCTGTAACGCTCACGGCTCTTGTAACGCACGTTGCCCGTATCGAAGTCACCGTCCATCGAATTTGCCAGCGGAGTGCGAACAAAGTGTTTCAGGCCATTCGGAACATCGGTCGTCAGGAACCAAGCATTGGTGTCAGTCAGGAAGTGATTGACGCAATACCCGCCCGGAATCGAACCATTGTTCTTCAGTGCGTTGATGTCGTTGTTGTTGGTGCTAACACGCAGTTCCGTTTCCAGAAGACGCGTAGCAACAAACATCAAGTTTGGAGGCACAACCAGCTTCACCGGTTTGGCAGCGATAAGCAGACCGCGCTCATCCGTCCAACCAGCAATTTGAATGACAGCAGCCTCAAGCGAGGTCTCATTCAGGTCAGCCGCACCACCCGTGTTGCTGTTCGTTCCACCAGAAACCAGCGGATGCGAAGCGGAACACAGGACAACACCGTCACCGTACGTCGGGCCACCAGCAAAAGCGTTGTTAAGGATTGCAGCAGCCTTAACTTGCTTGGTGTATGCCATAGCACGAGCCAGACCCTTGGTATAACGAGCCGAGAGGCTGTCATACAGGTTATCTTCAACCGCTTCTTCAGTGATTGAGAAACCCAGAGCAATGGTTTCGTGTTGGTAACGAGCCGTCCAAGCTTCTTGGGCGTTGTCATAGGCGATGGCAGAACCCTCGTTTTTGACCGGAGCCGCCGAAAAGCCCGACAGTTTCGTTTCTTCTTCAAAAGAACGCTCAGAGGTTTCAGTTTCAAAAATCTCTTTGTGTTCTTCGCCATACTTCTTGTACTCAAGACCAAACAGGGCATTCAGCCCCGGAAGGAGTTCTTTAAGTAGCTGTGCGCGTGAAATAGCCATTAGTTATTCTCCTAGACGCCGGTTGCAAGGCGATATTGATGAATGCCTTGGTTCCATGACACCAGAACTTCGACAAAGGAACCGGTAGCCGGCGCGGTATCAGGCACAACGTCCACAACCTTAAACGGAATTGCCGCCGTGGTTGCAGTGCTGTTCAAGACAGCCATTGCGCTGTTTCCGGTGGTCGTGCTACCAGCGTTCGGAACCAGCGCAGTATTTCCGCCAACCAAATTTGCACGGGTAGCTTGTGCAACAGTGGTAGTGCCAGAAACAATCGCGGTCTTCATCACCAGATCGGGATCATCCGCAACATACGCGGTAATCGCAGTCGAAGTGTCCGGGGTGCCGGTGGTCAGGGAGGGGTAATACTGCCCATAAATGCGCTGGCCCGATGAGTTGATGTAGCTGCAACCCATAAAGATACCAACCACATTAACCGTGGTCACAGTCAAAACAGCCGTAGTAATACAGCCATTTGAAGACATGAGAACCACATCACCAAAGTAAATACTGGTGCCGTGTGCCGTTTGGATCGGAATTTGCCGGGTTGAACCAGCAAAAACCTGTCCGCCCAGCAGGTTTACGGGGATTAGCCCGTAGGGTGCTGAAACAGTAGGATAAGCCATGTAAAACTCCTAAAAGTTGTTTAAATGTTGCGTTATTTTTTGCCGCTGCCAAACGTCACTGACGACCTGTTATCTTTAAACAAGGGCATACGAGCGTCGTTCTGCTGCATAAAGCTGTTGTCTACGGCCTGTAACTGATCGTCTGAGGCTTTCTTGTAGAAAGCTGCGCGTTGTTCCATAAATTCTTTAGGAATTTTGCACAGCAAAAGCCCACCAATCTCGATATTGCCTTTAAATCTGCTGTTAGGGTCTGCGAACGCGAACATTTGCGGTTGACTATCCGCTTTTACGGGTTCCCAGCCTTCACGAAATTTTGCAGACGTATTCGTCGGGTCAAATTGCCCTAGAAGTGCCGTCCGTACCCACCTGAAAGAATAGCCTTCCTCCGGTTGGGGGGTGGGCAAACCTTGCGGTTGTGTCCATTGTTTGACGCGCTGCGTAGTTTCACGGGTTTCCAACTCACGAGCGGGACGATTTTCAGCCATTATGCATTCTCCAGTTTCATTAGTTCACGAGCATACGACTCATTAGTTAAGCCAAGCTTTTTAGCCAAGTTAACCTGCGTTGCCGTTAATCTTACTTGCCTAGGCGCGGTAGACCGCGTTACTGGAGCTACATTACTGGTCGTTTTGCGCGGGGGCTTAGATTCTGAGTATTTGGTCTCAGTTTCTGCTTCCCGTGTTTGAGAACCCTCTTCCCATTCATATTCTGGAAAGCGTTTCCTCATTGTTACATCGACACGCTGGTAGTAATCCTCGCTACGAGGGTCAACACCAGACCGGACTAGCTTTTCATGCAAACCAAGGGCGGATGCGGTCATCTCCGGATCAGCGCCAAACCAAGTGTTGTCTTTACGCCATTCTTCGGCTTTAGGATCAACGGCTTGCGGCGCTGCTTGAGTCTGTTGTTGCGTTTCTACACTACTTTCTTCTACTTGTAAAGCGGGTTTATAGTTCTGGTAGTCGCGCAGTTTAAACTTGGCATCCGTCATCTCTTCTTGAGCATCTGCAATCAGAGAAGAGTCTCCAGACTCATAGGCTTGTTTAAGACGTTCTTTTGCCGTTGCCAATTCAGTGTTTGCAGACTTGGTAGCCTCGTCTACAAGCATCTTCTCGCCTTGCCCAAGCCTTTGTTTTAGCTGTTTATTTTCATTAGCATAGGCTTGGGTTACGCGAAAAGCTTCTTCCCGCTCACGCGTAGCGGCTTCTTTCTCGCGGCGCTCGTCGTGCCAGACTTTCTTCATCTGGGCTAGGCGGGTTTTTACCTTGTCCGAATACTCCTCCAGATCGTCCTTTTCCAACTCGTCTACGATCTTTTGGGGCATCTTTTCCCGCCCTTTGTCCTGCGGCGGGGTGTCATCAATAATTTCAACCTGAAACTCGACTTCAGGCTTCTTTTCTTCTATCTCGTCAGGAAACTTATAAGTTTCATTTGCCATGAGTATTCTCCTTATGCACGGGCTACGCCACGCGGATCGTCTACCACACCTTCAACCATGTCATCACAAATCATGCGGAATTCGCGGTTATGAATCTTGATCCGTGAACCCGTATTTGGACGCACCAAAATAAAGTCACCTTGCTTGCACCAAGCACCACTAGGAAACTTCTTCTCGTCCTTGTAGCAATCGGGGCCAAGCGAGACAACAAACAGCACTGTTGTCAGGCGTTCTTCAAAAGACACAGTGGCATCTGCTTTAACAATACCACTCGCATACGTTCCGTCAATCTCAGGAACTGCACAGAGCATGTGATACCCGGATGGTTGCGGTAGTTGCTTTGCTTTTGCTTCCGGTGTGTCTGGAAGGACTGTGGATTGCTCTGGTTTATCTGCGTTCTGACCTATAAGAATCTCACTCATTTGCGTCTGTCTCCATACGTTGTGCAAGGTCTGCTAGAATTTCCTTTGCAAAGCCAAGACCCTGAATGGCTCCGCAAAGTTTTTGATACTCGTCGTAATTCTTGGCAGCACCCCGTCCAAGGTGCTGTTCTATTTCTATGCGCCGTTCATCAAGTTTTGACTTGATGTATTCCAACTCATTGGCGTAACTCATCAGTCTTTAGTCTCCTTAGATTTCCGCGCTTGCAACTCTGCATTTTTCTGAGCTTGAAATGCTTGTTGTTGCATCTGCTCCCGGTGCTTGGTCAAATCAATCATCTGCTGGTTGCTGGTATTACGGTGCTTGTGCTGCGTGTCTTGTTCTTTCAAGCGAATCTCATCTGCTTTAGCGGCGACGGTTATCATGGTTGATTGCTGCTTTAGCTTCAAATCCTCTTCCTTGAGGCGAATCTCGTCGGCCTTGCCAGCGGCGTCCATCTTGTCTTTTTCTGCTTTGCGTTGAACCTCGGACTCCTTGATCTTGAGTTCCTGTTGCTGCATCTGCACAAGAGGATCTTGCGATTGTTGTTGGGCTTTTTGCTGTTGAGCTTCGGCCGTATTGTTCTGAAGCAGTTTCCCAGCAGCTTGGGCTACAAGCTGTGCAAGTTGAGCTTCAATCTCTGGCGGCAAATCTTTTGTTTCATCGTCATCCTTGTCTTTCATCGGCGGTAAGGCTGCGCCAAGCATCTTCTCAATCTCTTTGCGATACTGGAATGCTACGTGTTCCATAACGTGAGCTTGTGCTGCTGCTTGAATAGCTTGTGCTTGTGGGTTTTGGCCCATTATTTGTGCAATTTTAGGATCATGCATTGCTGCCAAGTGAACGCCAAGGTGAGCTTCATGGTCCTGGATCAAGAAAGCTTTAACTGGCTTACCGCGCATGATGTCCATGTTTTCAGTCACCGGATCTACTGGCTTCATGTCATCTATAGTCGGGACTAATTTTGTTGCATTCTTCACGCCTAGAACCTCAATCATCTGCCTGTGCAGCAAAGGAAGGTCATAGAGTTGCGGAGCGGCTTGGGCTAACTGCATGACAGCCTGATACTGCACAACCCGCTGGCTCATGGTTGAAGCATTTGGATCACTGACTGGGATGACATCAACCTGATCGTAGTCAGACTGCTTGGCGGACTTATTGCCCGTTTCCGGCTGGTAGTCGTAGTCCTTCGGCGTGTTGTCCCGAATAATCCCAGCCAGCAGACGGAACTCTTGCTTCATCGTGTAGTGAATACGGGCTTGAACTGCGCTCATTACTTTCAACGCTCTTTCAAGGATTGCCAGCGTAGTCCCTACCGGCGCTTGAGCAGACATATCGGATACCTTCATATCCGCTGTAGCCGCAAAGCGTTGGGCGTCACTTACAATCTTGTCCATCAGCCCAGCCAAAACTTGACTCGGTTCTTTATAAGGCAGCATCAGGATGTTGTCCCTGATTGCACCAGACGGTAGGTCTACATCTCTAAACTCACCCGGAGCTATGGGAGTGTCGTCGCCTTTGATTCTCATGCCCTTTGCTTTAAGACCGCCGGGAAGGTTAGACAGAGTCCCTGCATCGACCAACTGCCTCATCAGTGATGTAGCGGCTTTAGCGTGACCCCCGATCAAGTGAATTAATCCAAAGTAGTAAAAGCCAAAACCAGGAATGTAACCGTAGTGAACGAAGTGTTGACGACGGAACTTCAGCTTGTCGTCTTGTAACCAATTGCGGCGAACTGAAAGAATAGTGCCAGTCCCCTTCTCAATGGTAATTACATAAGGTAGAGCTATTCCTGTAGCCTCACCATTTTTGTCTTCGTCTTCATATCCCGCCAGATCAAGGTCAACGTGCATCTCTAGAAGCTGGAAACGACTGTCCACTGAAGCACTGAAACCTTGCTCTCTAGCTTTTTCTTTCTCAACATCATCCATCACCATCACAGGATCGCCAAGGTCTACATCGCGGTAGAATCCTGCCACTTGAAGACGGCGTAGTTCATTCTTGGTTTTTCTCATTCTGTGAGTAACGCGTTCTGCGCTCTCAAGGTTCATCGCGCCATAAGGAACAACAATATCTTCAGCGGGGATGAATGAGGCGGTCTGCCGGTCTAGTGCAGGATCAAAGTAAATCTTCTTAAAAGCATTACCAGATAGGCATAGAGATAGAAGCAGACGCTCATGCTCGGGTCTGTATTCCCGCATCACATCTGTTAATTCATAGTTCATGTCCTGCTCAACCCTGAGAGCGGCTTCCTTCTTCTCCGGCGTCTCTTTACCAATGATCTTAGTCCTGACCGGCCCAGCGGCAGGAAATGTCTCCATGATTGTTTCAGATTGGAACTTGACTGCGCTCTCCATTAGCATGGGGTGAAACACACCACAGGCTCCGGGCCACGGCTCAGTCCTGTCTTCATGCTTCAAACCTAGAAGCTTCAAGCCTTTTACATAGACATCCAGCCAGTCTTTACGTGAAGTAATGTCTGTATCGTAGTCACCAAGAAGCTCTGAAGCTAGAGTTTGGAGTTCGTTCTCCCCCATCTCTTCAGCAAGGTTGTCGTCAAAATCTTCTTCTTCTTCAACAATCTTTAGCTCAATACCGCCTATCCCAATCTTTACCGATTCAGGATCTTCAATTTCAATCTGCAAGTCAGGCTCATCTTGTAATTCATCCATACCCTTGGGGGCTTGGTAGAGGGCTTTTTCCATAATCTATCCTTAGTAGTATGCGTGCCTGGACCTGAATTTTTTAACAGGCTCTTCTTCATCCATATCGGTGCTGATAAAGCCGCCTTTTCTAAATCTCATTAATCCCATTGATACAGTGTCAACATAGTCGTCGTGATCTCCCGCAGGAAAAGAGGCTACTTCGTCTACAACCTCTTCAGCCCAGTTCACATTGGGCGCCCAAACCCTGCCGGAGGCAAAAAGATCTGAAACTGCGTTAAGCCTTGTAATTTTGTCATTACCTTTGGTCGGGGTAAACTCTTGAACCGGAACGCCCATAGCTCTCAATTCATAAATAAGCGGCGCCCCAGAGGCTTTCTTTTCAATAATAATGGAATCAGGCTTCCAACTATTATATTCCCTCAATACAAGCTTTTTGAGTTCTGGAAACTCCAACCTGTCTCTAAAAGCGTTCAAAAGAATGATGTTGTTTTGGTCTTTGCCATCACTATTTTGTGTGGTAAAGATTCCCCAAACAGTACAAGCTGAATAGTCAGCCCTGTTACTCTTTTCAAAAGCAGTATCCCACGCCATTAGTATAAAATTACACGGCGGAGGATCTTCACCCTCCCAAACCCGCCACCACTCCCGCTTTATGATAGCTGAAGACTCTGATGTAGGGTTTTGTTGATACTGAGCCTGCCATTTACTATTAGATAACTCAGTCCTTAATGCTTCCAACTCTGTCAAAGGCCAAAACTCAGGCCATAAAGGCTTTCCAGAGGGCAAAATAGCCGGAAATTCTATAACCTCCCACTCTTCTCCGCCTCTTTGCGCGGCCGCTTTTAATGCTTGGGCTGTTAAATCCCTCTTTGACCAGCGGGTCATTACTATAACTATAGCACCACCCGGCTGTAACCTCTGTCGAGGGCCAGAAGTAAACCACTCATACACAGAATCATATACCGCAGGGTTGGATTCGGCCAGTTTGGCCTCTTGTTCTGAGTGGGGGTCGTCAATTATCAGTAAATCCGCCCCTTTACCCGTAACAGTACCATCCACCCCAATAGCAAAATACTCCCCGTCTTTATTGGTAGACCATCTACCGGCTGCTTTAGAGTCATGTCTAAGTGAGACATTGGGAAAGATCTTTGCGTAGACCTCCCCGTCCACCAAGTTTCTGACCTTGCGCCCAAAACCAACCGCCAGATCAGAAGTATTAGAGGCTTGAATAATCTTCCTGTCTGGAAACTTGCCCATATACCAGCTTGGCAAAAGATAAGAGGCAAACTCACTCTTAGTATGTCGGGGAGGCATATTAATAATGAGTCTTTTTAGCTTCCCCTCGGCTATCTCTTCAAACTTCTTCGCCATGACCTCATGATGTCTGCCGTGGATAAAGTTGGGCCACATACACCTCACATACTCCATGAAGTCTATCTGACCCCGCTCCCTTCTAACTGAGTTTGAATACTCCTCCGCCATGGTCAGTAAATGATCCCGCTGACCCTCTGGTAATTGGTCTATTACCTGAATCAATCGGTCTTCCGGCAATGACTTTAAAATATCAAACAGGTCATTATCCGTAATAGTGTTCAATTCACTCAATTGTCCGAACCCTCAAGCCATAAGGTCTGATCGATCTAGCTCTTTTCCTGACTCCCTTACAAACTCCCAGGTCTACAAGAACCCACATCTTCCTAGATACGTTCCCCCGCCCCTTTTCTCCAGTCAGCCTCATAACGTCATCCACAGATGGGCCGAAACCAAATCGTTTCCACCACTCATCTATAACCAAGAAGATCTCTTTCTGCGCTGGCGTCATCTCAACCTTCCGGCTCATATTTACTACACCGTTTCATAGTTTTACCAATACCCCAATTACTACCAATACTCCAGGTAGAACAGCCGTCAATTTTTTTATATATAATTTTTTTCATGCCCCACTTTTTCAACAAGGGGGTCACTGTAACATGGTGTTACTCTGAGGTCAGTGTAACTGGGTGTTACTGTGAAATTTTTGGGTAATTTAAGGTGTGGATTACTAAGCAAGTAGGCGGGCGGTGCCTTGCCTGCGGCGCGGTGGGTCGGGGGGCGGTGGGGTCGCGCCTGCCCGAAGCCCTGGTGAGCGCTCGCTAACCTGTATGCCATTGATGTGTATGGCATCATGCCGCGACATGGTCGGCCGGCGCATCATCTGCCGGCGGCGCGTCACATGATACAGGCTCAGTCTCTGCCGGCAATGCATCATCAATGTTATCAGGGTCGCGGCGCGCTAGCTCTGCCAGTAGACTGCGACCACCGTCGCCGCTCGATGTAGTGATTGCCGTTCGAAGGCTATTGATCAAGCGCTCGCGAGCGTTACTCGCGGAGTCCGTTTTGATCAATTCGCGCCGCTCTGTGAATGCGGCGACTTCTGTAACCTTGCCGAGCAACTCCAGCGCTCGCAGCCTTTGAGCCGGCGGCATGCCGTCATCAATGGCCGCTTGTGTGAGGCGCTCAATGACTAGAGCGCGCAATGCTGCGGGTGTTGCATATCGCTGCGCCTCAAGCGCTAACTTGAAAGCCTCGACCTGCGCGGATACTGCGGGGGACGCTGCGATCCTGCTCCCCTCATGCGACTGCGTTACCGGTGTACCCTGTGTATTGTATGCCTTGCGATACGCTCCGGCCTTTGTGTTACCAAGTGCTATCTGTTCAGCGAATGCTATCTGCTTCCCTGTTAAGCGCTTCTCTTTGCTGTTACTGGCGCCAAGTAGTATTGACTCCATAGGCATAGACTGCATGCCTTCGGCGATCTGTTTCCGCGACAGCCTGCGCACCGGTATTTTGTGGGAATCCATGGACGCATCATAACGAACCGCCCCCGCGAGCGCAATAGTGACGCTTTACGCCGTCACATTGTGACGCACAACGTCACTTTTTTATAGTGGCAAAAACCAGGTTTTCAATGAAATCAATAACTTAGCTTTTTTGTCAATACTTGGCATGCTGAATGCTTTACAGTCAATAGCAGCATCACCCATACAGCACACAAGGAAAAGCGTTATGAACGAGTCAATTAGTAGCCTGTGCCAGTCAGCAATGACAATAACGGTGCGCATTGATAACAATTACGGAGTGCGCGTTGTTTATCCTCACTGCGCGCAATCGAAACTGTTTGCGCAGCTTGCAGGAACACGCACTCTCACTAATCACGCGCTGCAAACAATCGCGGCGCTGGGTTATGCAATCGAAGTTTATCAACCCGTTGTTGTTATCTAAGAGGCCTCCCATGTTAAAAATTAGCTCGACCGTTATTTGTACCTGCGCTGTTTTTTTGGCGCTCCATGTGTCTGATTACTTTTTCCTGCCAATTGCACTTTCTATCGGTGCTGGCTTTGGGTTTGCCGGCTTGATTTTGATGGGTGACGAATAATGCAAAATGTCGTCGTCGTAAAAGTGGGCGCCGCTCGCCGCATTCTGCGGTCGCGTGTATGGATCGAAGGACGGCGCCTAATATCAGCCGGCTTTGCCCATGGGACGCGCTATAACGTCGAATGGCACGATGCCGGCGCGACATTGATACCAGACGCCGGCGGCGCTCGTAAAGTGGCCGGCGCTGTAGATCGCCCCATCATCGATATAACTGGCGAGCGCGTCCGCAGCCTGCAATGCGATATCGCTACCGTGACATTCAGCGACAAAAAAATCACAATCGAGGGGATTAAATAATGGCTACCCAATGCATTGATATGACCAAAACACAGGCCGGCATCATTACCGGCGGACTGACTAAAACGTCGAAGATGCCATGCATGTCGTACAGCTTGCCGATTATCGCTTGCCGTACCGGCTTTCGCATGCGAGCCATTGCCGGCAGTGTCTGTCATACCTGCTATGCGGGGAAAAATTTTTATGCAATGTACGCCGGCACAATCGAGCCGGCACAACATGCACGGCTCGATGCGACGATTAACTGCGATTTTGAAACATGGGTTTCGGCAATGGTTTGCCTGATTGGCAATGATTTATATTTTCGCTGGCTCGACTCGGGCGACATCCAAAATATTGAAATGCTTGAGCGCATCGCGGAGGTTTGCCGGCGTACGCCGCATTGCCGGCATTGGTTACCCACGCGTGAATATTCAATAGTGGCCGCTTTTTCCGCGCAATACGATATTCCGCTCAACCTCAATATCCGGCTGTCCGGCATGTTTCCGGATAAGCCGGTGAAGATACCGGCAAGCTTGGCCGGAGTGGCCGGTATCACGGTGTCGAACGTGCATACCAAGCGAGCCGGCGCGCTTGGTAAACGATGCATTGCCCCAGATCAAAATGGGCAGTGTATCGACTGCCGCAATTGCTGGAATCGCAAGATAAAAGCCGTCTCGTATCAAAATCACTAGGGGACATCATGCTCGAAACCGTAAATCGAAACATTTTGAAATTTTCCGCAGGGCGAGCGATTACTTGCCCGAATTGCGGCGAGATCGCCGACTGCCGGCGCTGGGTTCTCGCGACGCAAGGCGACTATACAAGCCAGTGCTGCGCGAAATGTTGGGACAAGGCGACCGGTGCAAAGCCGGCGCCGGCGAGCGTAAACGTACTCGATGGCCGAATTTTATTTAAAGGGGAAAAATAATGATCAGGATTGTTTATAACAGGCTTTTAGGTGGATGGTATATCGTGCGCGGCGCGCATCAAACGCCGTTGTCAGGCCGCTTTGAGTCACGCGCTGCCGCCCTGCAATACTTGAACAGTGGGAAATAATGTATAAAAAAATAGACTGGCCGGAATGCTCGCATCAGGCTGCCGCCTGTTTTAACTGCACTGGTACGCTCGACGGCGTACCAGTGCGCAGTGTGGCGGTAGGCATAGGCGGCGAATGGCATCAGCATTGCGCAGCTTGCGACATGCAAACATTTTACGATACCCCAAAACCAGGCAACCTGGACGGGGACGGGGACGCGGAAATTATTGTGTCTTGACTCATACCCATTTACAGTCAATAATCGACAGTCAATCAATAGAGGGGTGCAGATGAAGATCGATAAATTTTATGTGCGCATTGTGCGGGACGGGGACAAGTACGGGCGCGATGACTGCCTGACGCACGAGGGCAGGCCGATGGTCGAATTTTACGATACTCGATACAACCATGCGGCATGGATGGGGCGCGGTCAATTTGTGCAACGGTATTACATTGAAACAATTTTAGACGGCAGCACTGGCGGATTGTGTTTGATGGGAGGGGTGCCGGAGTGGGGCGTGTCCGGTGAGGATATGCAAAAAGTGCGGGAATTTTTAACCAATGAGGTGAAAAAATGATTATCGAAATGAATAGGGTTATTGAGGCGGTCGCGGCCGACGATCATCTCGGCTTTTGCACTTCGTGCGGCGAAGAAGCGGACGGGTGCGAGCCTGACGCTCGCGGGTACGAGTGCGAGTGCTGCGGCGAGCGAGCCGTATACGGCGCCGAACATTTAATGATGGGCGGGGGTGCCGCATGAATGCGACCGTGATACTGCTGATGGGCGAGCGGGTGCGCGTGACTTTGCCGGAACCGCACTGGGAGGGGCGGTGCGAAATCAGTACGGGCGTGATTGCAAGGGCGCTCTACTCTGGCCGGCGTACAGGCCGGCATTTTTTGCAGTCCTACTCAATTTGGGACAACGGCAGGGGCGGGAATACAGGCGAGCAATTTCGCGAACTGGAGGAGGCCGATTATCTAAAAATTTGCGAAAAGGTCGATGCCGAGCCGGCATACGTGCAGATTATCGACGAGTCTGATCCTGGATTATTGGCTGCATTGGTCGAGGTCGATACATATCTACACGGCGTGTTAACTCTTAAGCACGACGATGTAACGGCGGCGGTGCGCGATACGGTAACCAACGCTATCAAGGGGGCGGTATGAGCCATACACCAGCGCCGTGGGCTTTTATCGCGGATCGACGGGACGCATTCGGGTCGATACGCCCCATGGGGGGCGAGGGGCATAGTCTCGCGACGATCGAATGGACGGACTCGGGCAGTACCGCAGCTAATGCGGTGCTGATTTCTGCCGCGCCCGAATTACTGGCCGCGCTCGAACAGTGCCTGCCGCTGATCGACGCATACCGTCGCAATTCGGGCGGGGACGGGGATTTATCTGCAATGGCTGCGCGAGCGGCAATCAAAAAAGCGAGGGGTAAATAATGAAAGCAAAAGTAAGTACGGCGCGACCGATAACGGCGTTCATCGAGTCGGTCGGCGCCGGCGGCGAAGTGTCGAGCATTAAGATTGTTTTGCCAATAGGCGCGGACATGGCTGCGGTCAAGCTTGGCATTGAGCGAGCCACAAATCCGGACTTTATGTCTGTTGATTGGCATGTCGATGACGTTCACGAAATCATTGAAGGGCTGACCACAGAACAGGCACGGCATGTCTTGTGGCGAGCGCAGCACGATCACGATGCCTCGATGGGCATCAACTGGCAGACCTTGCGCAATGCCCACGCAGACCTGGATTTCGAGCCGATTGAAAAGTGCCGCAATGGCAAGCCAATCGATCAATGCAAATGCTGCTAAGGGGGACGGGATGAGTGCGAACGAAATGCGCGAGCGGTTTGGGGCTGGTGAATTAACGTGGGCTGATCTTCTGGAAATCACGGGACTGCCGGCAGCCACTTTGTACGAAATTTTGGAGGGGTTGATATGAAATCATGGGAACGATTTAGCGATATGGTGACCGTCGCCGAAGAGGCGGGGCAAGAACGGGCGCGGCAGCTTGTGCGCGAGGGGCGTATGCCCACGCTCTACCTGTATTACAAAAAAGCAAAGGGGGACGAGGACGGGGCTTTGACCATGTTCGACGACTCCGACACCGTGCCAGAAGGATGGACGCTTGCAACGGGCGAGGGGCTTAGGTGCAATTTGTCCTATGGCGAATACTGGTCGTGGGTACGGGCGCGAGCACTGACATTGCCCATTCTGGGAGATTGCTAATGGACTTTTCAAACGTGCTGGTCGAGGCTCCACAAATGCAATCGATTGCTGCGACCACGCCCGACGAAAAGCGAAAGCTTTTTGCTCGGGTGAAATCCAAAAACTGGAAGGGGGTAATAGACAAGACTATTTCCTGCAAGGACGGGGACGAGGTGATGCGAATCCAGGATGCCGTGATGTATTTTGTGGGCGGGGTTTGCGAGGCCGACATTGTCAGCGAGCGGCCGTTGCGGGTAAATTTTTACTCGCTTGGTTATTACTATCACATAGGGTCATAACATGAGCATCTCACGCATGCACGACGATTATCTCGATCCAGACAAGCATTTATGGCCGGAAGAACCGCCGGAGGCATATCAAACAGTGCTGGACTTCTTTTCTGCGGAAAACGAGGAACAGTGTAAACGCCGAATCTACAAACACACAAGATGCGGCGCGTGGATTGAGTTTACCGAAGGCGGCATCGTCATCGGTTCAATAGTGGAGGGTTGCGACTTTGGAACCGCCACGTATCCGCTGCACTATGCCGACAAATTCACCAGCGCCGACATTCAGGCGCGAATTGATGCGGTGGAAAAAGAGGCTGATGCGATTTGGGAATGGTCGAACGTGCTGCGCGACAAGAACGGGCGGCGGCATTGTAACGGAAGGAGTGACGCGGAAAACGGCCTCGACGCGCCCGATGTATCGTACGAATACCGTCATTTTGAACAGGGGGGAAGGTCAGCGTGAACAACGACATCGTATACACAAAAAACGGGTATGAGGTTTTGCGCTCTTGCGATCCCTATATTGGGTACGGGGTCGAGGATGGCGACGGTAAAACCGTCCAATGGTTTGACAACGCAGAAGAGGCAATTGAATGGGTGCAATCAACATGAAAAAATTTACGGTAACTATGGCGCGAGATGAAATACGCGTGTGGCAGTTTACGGTCAGCGCAAAAAATGCGGACGACGCGGAGGAAAAAGTGCAGAAGCTTTGGGACGACGAAAAATATAAGGGTGATGGGCGCGTTGTCCACGCAGAGGAATTCATTAATCAAGTTGAGGTCGTATGAATCTTTCAGATGCAATTGACAAGGGTTTGGCTACGCTGGGCTGGAATGCGCAGC